TTATTTACTGGTTTGGTGCTTTTTATCCTGCACCATGAAATAAATACCGCCTATGTTGGCTATTACAATAACCAAACCAAACATTATCAATGCTCCCATATTATTCTCCTTCCTTTTTGTCTCTTACAAGCAAAAGACGTTGACATTATAGGAAAATTAGTTTAGTGCACTGCTTTAGTCTCATTATGGAGCTTTATAGCTCCCCAAATGCCTACGCAAGCAGCAATAGCTCCTACTGCAGATAGAAAAATGATTAGTCCCATTTTAAACCTCCTTTCTTTTGGATAATGCTGTTAGTATCAAACCGGATAAAAAGCAAATAAGCACAACACTTCCACCTATACTAAACAATAACCACGGATTTATGTTCTCGTATTTCATTATGCCCGCAAGAATAACGCCACCAAAAACTAATTTGGCTATATCTATCAGAAATTTACCCGTTTCTGATAAAATGACTTCTTTACTTTTCCCTTTCATACCGCAAATATAAACTTTAGTTTCCAAACTGCAAACGAAATACAGAAACAAAACCTGTACATTGTGTTTATAAACATAAAAAGCCACGGCAGATTATCCTCCATGGCTTAGTGTTGTTAAATGAGATGTTTAGATTATCGACCTAATACATCCTTTGCACATTTCATTATTTTACTATCAGTAGTAGACGTACTTCTTGAAACAGCGTCTTTCGGAGCATACATCACTTGTATCATTCCGCTCTGAACGGTAAGAACAACACCCATAGTCCATCTGCCTGACACTCCATTGACGAAGTAAAACATACCTTCATTCGCATCCATTGTGGCAGGGGCATATCTTTCCAGCAAAAAATCCATAATATCGTTAGTGTATTTATACTGCAAACCAAAGCCTGCCGCATTCATCTTTCTGTTTTTGAATGTATATATTACAGCTACGCCGTCCTTGCTATCCTTATACCCCAATGACGTAGCATTGTCTGTTATAAGCTCCCTTTTCTCCTTAGCCTTAATATCAGCTTTGCTCGCTCCAAAGTCCAACACAGGCTCAACAAATGTGTTATACTTCGGTTTCACTTCTACGGCACACTTTACAGTTTCAGCGCCATTGGAAGCCACAATAAAAGTTTTTCCGACATGACCGCCTTCGACAACACCGTTACTACTAACTTTCGCCACAAACTCATCTTCTGAACTCCATGTAACATTATCGGAAGCGGTTAACTTAATCTCATCCTCATAATACAATGAAATTTCCGACTTATCCAGTGACAAACTGTTTTCATCATCATCCGAACAAGCGGTAAACACTAACATAGGCAACATTGCCAGCAAAAACAAAATTTTCTTCATGATTATATAACTTTTTATTAAAACGCCACAAAATTAATAAATAGCATTACTGAAATATTATATTAATTCAGATTTTTTACAAACAAGCGGATGTGTTGTACAACATAATCCACAATGGAGCAAAAAAAGAGGCATGTTAGAAAGCACGGGATATATCCGTCGGCTTCAAGCAAAGCCCTACAGCCATTATTACACCCAAACCGTACCAATCACCACAGAACTATGGGAATTACTAAATTCAGCCTTACCTAAGCCATAAAACATAACAGGCATTCCCATAAACATAACAAAGACTCTCACTCATTACTTTGTATTGCATAGTACTACCTCATTACATATTAGACATACCCTTATATAATAAAGGAAAAATGTCTAATCCAAAATCCTAAAAAGAAAGTAATACAAAGAAAAAGTGAGCGACAGCGAACACCGCTCTCCCTTTTATTATGAAATAATCAAAGGGGGTTATACACATACTGCATAGGAAAATACAACACGACTGCATAATTCAGCGGCATAATCGCATTAAATACAATAATATTATTTTACAAATAAAACAATATTACACATGGTAATATATTACAACATAATATAAGAAAGAAAAAATCAAAAAAAAATTCGGAGAGGGACGGATTGTGTGTGGTTGGTTGCATCAGGGGGGGCGGGGGTGTATGCAACGGCTTGCAACGCTCGTTTGCTTCGTTGTGTGGTGTTTAGCTGGAACCCGTTCCATTGCGTGCGCGTTTACTGGTTTATTTCGTTTGCTTAATATTGGCTTGTGTGTGCTTTACAGTTATGTTTTATAACGCATAATATTTTCGTGATTATTTATAAAATAATCATTTATTTATTTGGCGTTATGATAAAACTTTTGTACCTTTACAGTGTAAAAAGAAAGGGTAACATACTGTAATATATACAAGTTATCCGTTACTTTTCACAAAGGATACAGCATAATGCGAGCATACGCAGTAAGGCGAAAGCAAGCATAAAGCAATATTCAAAGCGTGTTATTAAGTGTTGGAATAAAAAGAGAGCCTTAACATTGCAGTGTTAAGACCCTCGTAGGTTGGGAATACTTAAGGAAGTACCCCCCCCAGACTGGAGGCAAAAGTACTTCTTTAATTTCTCACCTGCAAATATTCTCCATTTAATTTTTGATATATTGAAAATACGGTTATAAAAAAGAGTGTAACAGGTTGGACGCTGTTACACTCTGTTAGGTGGAATTATCCACCGAAAGCGGCTAACTTGAATTAGCCATTTAAAACCGTTCGTATATGGAAATTAAAATCTGTATTCGTGTTTGGTTCCTTAAGCCTCTGGTTGTTGTAATCAAGTTCTAAGAGCTCCAAACGGTGGGTAATTAGGAGTTACCCGCCAACGGTTTTAATTCCATATCGCAAATATAGCCGTAAATTTTCATTAAGTCAATACAAGCACGCTGTAAAGTTTGAATTATTAACAATTTAAATTTATAGCATTATGGAAAAGTACAATTATCTTGAGAACGTTAAAGAAGATGTTAGAAACTACATCAAAGAAAATGCAATCATAGTAACAAGCGAGAACCGCGAAGAAGTAGAACAAGAGCTAAACGATACACTATTTGTAGAAGATAGCGTAACCGGTAATGCTTCCGGCTCATACACTTTCTCAACTTGGCAAGCTGAAGAGAACTTGTGCCACAATATTGAATTACTTCAAGAAGCCCTAACAGGGTTCGGGTGCGATACTTCATACCTTGAAAAGGGAGCCGAGGCATGCGATGTTACAATACGCTGTTACCTTCTTGGGCAGGCTATTTCGGAAGTATTGGACGAAATCGAAGAGGAACCAGAAGAAGAGGAATAAGATGACTTTCGTTATGTTGCTGTTATTCGGTGCCGTGTTGTTCATCAGCGGCACCGACATAGAGAGAATTAAGGAATTTATAAATGACGAATCAGATAAATTTTAAGGATATGAGAACAAAGATACAGCTTTCAGATTTTTATTTCCAAATTTCCGGTTACGGACATTATAAAGTAACGTACACAAGTCCTGCAACCGGTAAGCAATGGAGTACGGTTGTTAGTGACATGACAATGATAGACGCTACCAAAAATGCGGACGAGCCGAAACGGAAAGATTTGGAAGCGTTAAAAAGGTTGTGCAAAAATAGATAACCGACACCATCCCGGCGCCGTGTGGACTGGCGGAGCGACACCGCCGCCGGGAACTATTTACTAACTTAAAAACAAATATTATGACACAAAAAGAAGCATTAAAGCAATTACAAGCATATTGCACGGCAAATGATTTCGCGCTCAGTCCATCAAGTTTGCCAAAACAGACATACGCTATAATATTAGCGGATGGGGACGAAGGGGAAATAACAACACGTTATCCAAATGACAAGATAAGCGGATATTATACCGCAAAAGAGTTGCTAATATGGATTGATGGGTATCATAAAGGATTGCAAAGTAAATAATTATTAATATTAAAATAAAAAATCATGCAAACAATTATTGTAACAGTAACCCAGCAGGGCGAAAAAACAACCCTGCAAATAGATGACAAGGTAATAGCAACCATAGCAAAGGATAGTTTCAACAAAGGGCGTTATTGCGGTTCTTTCGGGGTTTTCGGTTGTTGCAACAACAGCCGTTACCCTGATGCAGTGGAATTTATATCGGGGTGCATAGAAAATCACTTTGCCGGTTTTGGCTTGAATGTGAAATTTGAATAGAAATATATTGCCACATGTTAGCATAGACACACGTTGAGGTACGACCAACGTTCATGTTATGATGCCCCGGCAGTAATACGGCTGCCGGGATTGTGGGAATAGGATATTAAAAACGAATCAATAATAATTAAAACGATATGAATATGACAGAAAGAGAGTACAAGCAAGGGCAAAAAGAAACTGAAACAAGGTTTTCAGATTATGAATACTGCCTAATGGGATGGAATGAGAATAGAAAATCGTATGTAGTTGTCTATAATGTTATCGGAGTACTACATATTGTTAAAAACGGGCGTATATGCAGCGTGCCCAAGCGGTACTATTTTGATAATTTAGAAGATGCAGTACGCCACTACAACCGCCTTTGCAAGTATCGCCCGTTATTCGTTGCTTGAAGCGGAAAAGCATTAAAGGAAAATAATCAAATAACTAAAATAGGGAGGGACGAACTATGTTTTTTTTGATGGTTATCGTGTGGCTCGTAGTGGGTTGCATGAAGGAAATGACTGGAAACAACGGTTTTTAAGCCGAATTATCCGCCAAAGGTTCAACGCCTTGCAAGTGGTGCAAGTTCCACGGGCGGAGCAAATTACTAACTAAAAACAAAAAGATTATGGAAAAGAATTATTTTATCCAAATTAACGAAAAAGGACGTAGTAAACTGTATAAGATTGGCGAACCATTGCCGAAACGAATTTTAATCTAAGGAGGGCTAATTTATGGGAAAGATATATGCTTATCACCGCTTTTCAACGGACGAACAAGACGCGCAAAGCCAAAAGAATATAATATCAAAATATGCGGAATCAAAAGGATTTCAAATTGATGAAATCATTTCCGATAAAGGGATAAGTGGGAGTGTATCGTATCGGAAAAGAAACTTATCCGAATTATTGGAAAAAACAAAGCCGGGAGATACTATAATAGTTTCCGAAGTATCACGTCTTACACGTGGTGGCATAATAGAACTTAGCGACATGATAGCCGATTTTTTTGCTCCGAAAAAGTTGCGATTAATCATTTCAAACGTATCTCTCGATATTGATTGTTCGGATATGAATCCTTTGATTGAACTACAACTCTCAATGATGGCCACTTTTGCCAAAATAGAACGGCTTAATATAAAGAACCGAACTAAAGCTGCTTTGGACGCAAGAAAAAAGCAAATTGAGCAAGACGGTTATTTCATTTCCAAAGCTGGGAACAAATGCACCTCTTTAGGCGGTACTACATCAGGTCAGGCAAAAGGTGGTAAGGTGAACGGGGAAAAGAGAAGAAAGGAAGCGATGGAAAGTTCTACTAACCGAATTATTGCCGCTATGACTGACGGAGTTACAAGTAGTTCGGAGCTTGAAAGCATTTCGATAAAACTAAACAACATGGGAATCCGTACATCCAGTGGTCTTGAATTTAATAGAAATAGATTATCTGCATTAATATCGAAAATAAAAAAGAGAAATTTATTCATGTTAAATGAGGCATAACTATTTAATTATTAAATAATAAAACTTATTCTTACATATAAATATCTTATGTTATGAGCAAAAAAGGGGTACTCTTATACGACACACAAATATTTATAGAGAAAGCTAAGAATGTTCATGGAGATAGGTTCTCTTATGAAAAAACAGTTTATAAAGGTCGTAATGAAAATAGGAAGCGTTCACATATGGGAATACGAGATAAGTCCATATTCCATAATTTGTCTATAAAACGACTCAAAAACATGCAATAAACGCTGATTTTGCAATGTGGAAATTGCATTTTTGGCTAATTATTGATAAAAAAATACTGTTTTTCTTCTTTTTTTTTTGTGGGTAATTTAATATACCTATATTTGCAACGTAAATAATGAATATAAAAATGTATGGGTTTATCCATAACCGTTAACAGATAAACAAAAAGAGAACAATGCGCAATAAGCGTGATTAAACTGGGTTTTAATACCTGATTATACTAAGCCGTCATATTTTTTGGCGGCTTTCTTATTTCTAATTACTAAATGTTAAGAAGCTATGGGAAAGCAAGTTGTTATTTTAGTAGATGGGCAAAATCTATATTATAGCCTTCAAGGAATGAAAATTATTGAAAAGGATGTTGATTGGACATCTCTGTTTGGCAGCATGATAGACGAAGGCGATGAATTAATAAGGACTTATTGGTTTAGACCATCTAAAATATTGGACACTTATTATACAGAACAAAATATTCAAAATTTCATTGTATATAAAAAATACAGAACCCATTGTGATAATTACAAAAAAGGTGATATGACTAAGGTACCTCAGAAGGTACAAGATGACGTAAAAGACGAATGTAAGAAAACTGCTGAATGGATTAAGAAGCAAAAGGAAAAATTTGCTAATATAGAATATGCGTATGATCAGCTTTGCTTAATCCATGACAATATTGAAATCGTAAAAACTGGAGTGGTAAAAATAGACCCTTATAAGCAAGATTATTTAGGGGAAAAAGGTGTTGATATTTCTTTAGCGGTAAAAATGATTTCACTTAGTGTCGGAAAAAAATGCGATAAAATAATATTGGTAAGTGGCGATTACGATTATTCAGAAGCTATTCGATTTGTGAAAGATAATATGACGAAAATTAATGTTGTAAAATTTCACAAAGGATATCCACCGAGGAATAAAAGTATGTCAAGAGATTTAAGCGTTTTGGCAGATAAAGTCATAGATGTATATGAAGCTGATTTGAAAAACAAATTCAGAATGGAGCCAAAGCATTAAAACTAGGATTTTAACAGCATCAAACCATGGCACAAGAAAGTAAATACTCATACGACGAGGAAAGCGTGAAAGCTATCGTCCATTGGGCTTTGACGGCCCCGCTTCCCAAAGAGGCGACATTAAGCGAATCGGAACACATCATCGATACCTCCATGTACGTCCACGCCAACATCTGCGACATCAACCAGCACTATCCAGATCCGTTCTACAATCCGGCGATTGACAGGCTGTATAGATTGAAGGAATTCATGGAAAAGCAATAAGTTTATATAACCCAGTGGATTGTTTCGCTTGTTTTGGGTTGAATTTAACCCACTGGGTTATTGGGGCTGGCTATTCCTTCATTTTTCTTTCCAACAAATCAAATCCCTTTTCTACCTCAGAATTAAGCACCTTCGCATAAATTTGTGTAGTACGAATATTTGTATGACCGAGCATCTTTGATACAATTTCGATAGAGACTCCATTGTTTAAGGCAAAAACGGCAAAAGTATGACGCCCCATATGAGTGGTTATATTCTTGTCAATTCCTGCATACTGGGCAACGACTTTAAGCATGATGTTGTATTGCTGGTTAGATATTACAGGCAGCTTGTAGTCGTACTTCTTCAATATCTCGATTGCAGGGGTAAGAAGAACTATCTTATAATCCTCATTTGTTTTCTTCCGCCTATCCGCTACGATGTATTTCCCGTTCTTTTCTTCAACATCCTTTTCAAAGTCAAACTTCTCAAAATCAGCATACGCAAGTCCGGTGTAGCATTGGAAGAGAAATAAATCACGTACCCGGTCTATTGACGGCATATTAATTTTACAAGTACGAATCATTTTCAGTTCTTCTTCTGTGAGATACTTCCGTTTCTCGAATTTTCCACGCTCAAAATGCAAACCAATATAAGGGTCTGCATCCAACAACCCGAACTTCATTGCCTCATGCAAATAACGCTTCAATCGTTTATGATAGTTATAGATTGTAGGCTGGGAAATCCCCTGCTGATGCAAAAACTCATCGTAAAGCGTTATGTTCGCTTTTGTCAGGTCATCCATGTAATTTATCTTCCCAAACTTTTCAAGTGATTGCAGCAAAGTTCTATGCTGCTTCCGGGTGCTTTCCTCAAGGTCTGCTCTGTCCTCTATCCTTGTGCGAACAAAATCAATAAATGAATCCGAATGGTTGGATTTCTCCAAGAACGCATTAAGTTTTTCAAAGTCGAATTGCTGGTCATTTCTGAACAAATCAAGAATAAAATCATTCAATTTACTCATCATGCCGTCAAGCATCGCATTTAACTGGATTGAGTGTACGGAATTAACCACCTTCTTCTTTTCATTCCATTGGTCAGCATACAGTTTCACCGATGTCCCAATCCATTTCCGCTTACCTTCTGATGTCACTTCAATCTGAACAAGCCCTTTTTTGTTTTTTGTGGCGACATGCTTTCTGTCGAACACAAACCTCATTGTTGGATACTTCATACTTTTGTTTTTTAAATGTGGGTCACTGGTTGTAATCGAACAGAATCACGAACTTTTTACGCATATAGTTAAACTGTGTGCACATTTGTTTTATAAATACAAATACGGTATTTACACCATCCGGTATCATGTTTTCGGTATCATTTGATACCTTCGATACTTTATCGGTATCAAAAATAATACATTTAGTGCACGATTGTGCATGATTGTGCACTAATAAACGTTAATGTCACTAACGTATAAATGCTTGTATTTCAGTAAATTGCCACATAAATATCTGATATGCAACAAAAAAGGCAGCTACCGAAGTAACCGCCTTTCGTGATTCCGTTGCGATTCGAACGCAAGACCCACGCCTTAGAAGGGCGTTGCTCTATCCAGCTGAGCTACGGAACCAGCCTTAATTGCGGTGCAAAGGTACGTTTTTTTTATGAAAACTACAAATTTTACATTCAAAATATTTATTGTTTGTATTAAAATGATAGTCTTCTATATGGCAAGCAAATAGTTGTATTGCTGAAACACAATGCTTTATACATACATAATATTTTTTAAAAGAGTTGCATCATAGTTGGTAATAAGCGTCGTCAGCCATAATGATTGCATCTTCCAAAGTACCGCCACTTTGTTCTACAAATGCGATAATAGCATCTATAAACTCGTTGAAAGAAGCAATATCCTCACCTGCTGTTTTCTCATTATAATCTTTCTCTGTAAAGTCTAAATTTTCTATTAACTCCGTTTTCAT